TGCCGATCGCGGTGATGCGCGCGACGGTGTTGTCGTCGGCGGCGTAGCACACGCGGCCGATGTCGGCGTCGGTGAGCGTTGAGGTCGACGAGCTGTTGTTGAAGCTGAACACGCCGCGCTCGATGGCGACGGAGATGGCGCCCGCGCTGCCCGCGCTGTTGTCGGCGGCGGCGAGGGCGACGCCCACCACGAACAGCGACGGGTCGGCGCTCGCGGGCACCGCGTAGCCGCTCTGGTTGATGGCGACGATGGCGCCGCCGTAGATCGTCGTCGAGGCGGCGACGGGGAGGCTCTTGAGCTTCATGGAGACGGCGGACGAGCCGCTCCGACGGAGAATGCGATCGGCTGCGAGGGCGGTCATCGGTCTCTCACTTCATCGCCGCGGCGGCGGCTTCGGGGGTGGCGTTGGGAACGAACTGACGCACGAAGGCGAGGTCGCTCGACAGCTCCTCGGCGGCCACCGCGGGCTTCGCGGCGGTGTCGGTCGTCTGCACGACGGGGGCGCGCGCGGCGCGGTACGAGCTGAGGGCCGCGGCGTCGAGCGCCGTGAGCCAGCACGACGGCTGCCCGTCCTGCGCGCGCTCGGCCGGCGTGAGCTTGCCCTCGGCGACGATGGCGTCGAGCAGCGCCGTGCGCTCCTTCGCGGCGGCGGCCTTGCGATCGGCCTCGACGGTGGCGCGGAGCTGCGCGAGCTCGCCCGCGTCGCGGCGGTGGGCCTCGAGCACGCCGACGGCCTCGGCGTAGCTCTTCGCGTTGAGCGCGGCAACGAGGCCGTCGCGCTCGCTGCGGAGCGTGGTGAGGGTCGCGAGGGCGGCGCCCTCGTCGGTCGCGCCCAGCGCGACCAGGACTGCGGATGCGGTCATGGGAGTCTCCTGCGCGATGGGCGCGGGCTGCGACGCGCCGTCCATCGGCGCGGGCGTAGGTGCGGCGACCCGAAGGCCGCCAGCAACGGGCACGTAGGTCTCTTCGACCTCGACGAGATCGCCGAGCACGGCCACGCCGTCGACGATCGTGTACGGCGCGCTCATGCACCGCTCGCGGCCGTCGGAGCCGCGCACCTCGAAGACCACGCGGTCGGCGTAGACCTCTTCGACCTCGCAGCCGTAGCCGAGCAGCGCGGAGCCCGCGCGCATGAGCGCCTCGGTGATGTCCTCGAAGGACATCGCGCCGAGGGTGGCGAGCGAGCCGCGGCGGTCGCGGGCCGTGAGCGTCAGGGGCTTCGCGTGGTGCGTCGCCGGGTAGCTGGTGAGCGCGAGCGGGCCGAGGCGCAGCACGCGCCGCGTGTCGGGGTCGAAGCTGAAGCTGGGCGAGGTGTAGCGGTACTCGGGGAGCGCGCCAGACGCGCCCGGGCGGATCGCGTCGAGGCCCACGTCGGTCCACTGCGGGATCGCGTAGAGGCCATCGGCGCGCACCTCGGGGCGGTAATACCCGGGCACGTCGCGCTTGCGGCCGTCGGCGGGCGCGAGTGCGCCGTGGTCGAAGTCCATCGCGAGGTCGACGCCGTGCTCCGCGAAGGCAGCCATCACGGTGCGGGCGGCCTCGTCGTCGAAGAGGAACACGCCCTTCGTGGTGCTGTTCTCGCCCATCGCGAAGATGCGAATGGCCTTCGGCGGGAACTCTGCGCCGAGGGGCAGCGCGTCGAGGCGCGCTTCGGCAGCGCGCGGGGTGGTCTTGCGTCGGGTCATCGAGTCTCCTGTGCGCGCTGATAAGCGGCCCACACCTCGGCGGGGTAATCACCCGCGCGCGGTCTCCAATCGTCAGCCTCGGGCAGAACGCCGAAGCCCGCTTGCGCTTCGGTGTCGGGCGGCGGTGCGGCGTTACGCACGCGCGGGTCGCTGGCACGCAGCCCGCGGATCGTCGAGCGGCACGCGTGGTGGCAGGGCGGCGTGTGCGAGGCCCACCAGGGGTCGCTCGCGCGGAGCACCGTGCCGTCGAGCGCAGCGCATATCTCCGAGGTGCGCGCGTCGCCGATCGCGTCGAAGATCCAGAAGGGCCGCGTGCGTGCGACCGCGGGGTCGCGGAGTTGCTCGACGCGGCCGTGCACGTACGCGCGCTGCGTGGCGTTGCGGAAGATCACCTCCATGCGCCACGCGGGCGAGGCGACGGTGCCGCCCCACTGCGCGAGCAGCCCGGGGGCCACGTCGCGCTTGAAGTCCCGCAGCGTGCGCCCTTCGGTCAGCGTCGCGTCGAGCGAGCGCCACACCTCGGAGACCACGGCGAGGGCCGCGGCGCCCGCGAGCGTGAACGCCCGCCGCTGGGCTTCGGCCGCGAGCGCGTCGTAGACGGCCTGCGTCATCGGGACGCGGCCGCGGAACCACCGCACCGCCTCCTCGAACTGCGGCGGCGGCGTTTCGGTGGTGCCTACGTCGAGGGCGATCACAGGTCGTCGAGCACGTCGTAGCGGCCCGCCATCGACGCAAGCACCTGCGCGCGTGCGAGTGCCGACGCGAGGCCCGCGGGGTCATCGGCGCCGAGGAGCGAGAGCAGCCCGGCCCGCAGCGCCTCGGGGCTGTCAGCGGATTCGATCAGCGCCGCGATGGCGCCGAGCGTGGCGCGGGTCGCGCGGGTGCCCGACGCGGTGCCGCGTGCGACGAGCTCGTCGGTGTAGGTCTGCCCCACCGCGAGGGCGGCGGGCGCAGCGGAGGTCGAGGCGTCGCGCGCTTCGACCTGGCGCATGATCTTCGACGCCCAGGCCTTGCCAGCGTCGCCGCCCCACAGGAGCCATGCGACCCACGCAGGCGAGGTCTTGTCGTCGCGGCGCGCTTCGGCCTCGCCGGGGCTCGACTCGTGGCGAGCGAACCACGCGCGAGTCGCGCGGGCCTTCTCGACGGAGACGGCCTCGCCGCGTGCGAGCCGTCGCGCCCACGGCACGGTCTCGGGCGCGAGCCCGTCGCCGCCGTAGCCTTCGGCGTGCAGCTCCAGCCCGCGGCGCAGCGCGTCTCGCACGCCCTGGGGCGGCGTGGCGTCGATGTCGTCAGGGAGCGCCGTCAGCGTCTCGGCGGGCGGGGCGACGGGAGCAGGAGGTGTCGGAGCGCGGCGCAGCGGCACGCCGTAGGTCTGCGCGAGGGTCTCCACGTCGACCGCGAGGCCGACGGCCGCCGCGGCCGTCGACCACGACGCGATGGCCTCGCCCGCGGTCTTGTGCGTCGTCGCGAGCGAGCTCGTGTCAGCCGGCGGCGTCGCGTCCCACACGGGGCGCGGCGCAAGGTCGGCGTCGCCGTAGTTGTACTGCGCCCACGGGCGGAGGACCTGCGCGTAGAGCGTCTGCGCGAGAGATCGCGCGTCGCTCTCCAGCAGGTCTTGCCGGATCGCGTCGAGGGCGACGGCCTTCGCGTAGCTGCCGCCGTCGGCGCTCGCGGTGTTGTTCTGCCCCAGGATGCGCGTCGCAATCGACCTGTCACAGCGCGCGATGAGGCGCTCGAAGCCCTCCCACGCGGGCGTCCCGGGGTCGAGATACTTCACGTCGAAGCCGCGGTCTTCGCGGTCGCGCGGGAGCATCACGAGGCCCTCGGAGCCGAGGCGGCGAAGGTCGTTGAAGAAGCTCTCTTTCTCGGCCTTGTCGGCCTCCTGCGGGACCACGGCCCCCATGACGTGAAGGCCGTACTTCTCGGAGTCGCGCGACTGGTCGCGCATCGCGTACTGCCGCGCGAGCCACTGGATCGCGAGGCCGCGCACGGCACCCTCCATCCACGGGCGCGCGCCGTCGGGCGCATGGAGCACCCACGTCCCGGCGCCCGGCGCGATGAGGGCCTCGCCCGCCATCGTCTGCACGCGGAGGGTGCGGTCGTAGTCGAGCCACGTCGCGTGCTGCGGGTGCCAGAACGTCAGCCGCGGCACCCACTGCCGCGCCGAGGTCTCCCACGACGTCGAGGCGAGCGAGAACCCGAAGAGCACAGACCACCGGATGAGGTCGTGCAGCACGGCCTGCGGGGCGATGTGCGGCCAGAGCGTCTCGAGGTCCGCGGCGATGCGCTTCCCGCGCCGCTGGTCGCCGATCTTCGCGGGCTCGATTCTGAACGGGAGCCCCGTCACCGCGAAGACGCGCGTGCGCGTGTCGGCGTTGACGCGGTCGTCCGCGAGCATGGCGTCCACGAGGCGCGCGGAGTCAGCGAAGAATCCGGTGATGTGCGCCGTAAGCGCCGTGCGCACCTTGCCCACGGTCCACCGGTCGTCGACCACGTCGGCCCACGACTGCGGGGCAGACGCGGGGCGACGATCGACGCGAGGCGCGAGGGGTACGACGGTGGCGGGGGGCATTGGTTTACCAGGAGCCGCCGAGCGTGATTCGCCCGGCGGCCTTCTTCGTGTCGGCGTAGGAGGCTGCGGCGACGCCCTGTGACAGCTCCGCGTGAGCGTCGGCCAGCGCGTCTAGAATGTCGTCGTGCGTGCCGTCGGGGGCCGCGTGGCCCTCTGCGAGCAGAGCCGGGCTCCATGGGCCCCGCACGAGGGCGACGTTGCGCGCGCCCACCTGCGACGAGATCGGCCCCCAGCGCACGACCTTCTTCTCGGTCGGCCGTCGCGTCACGACGCGGTATCCGTCGAGCGCGCGCAGGTACTGGTGCGCCTGCGCGACGCCGGCCTGCCCGGGGTCCTGCGGGATGCTCACGATCACGCCGCGCCCGTCACGATGCGCCGTCGCCTTGACGAGCGCCTCGACCTCGTGCGGCGGGCCGCGCACCGTCGCGATGTCGGCGACCACCCAGCGGGGCGTCACGCCGGCTGGGCGACGGTGGAGGAGTACGCCGCGCGTCGGGTCGCCGTCCGTCGTGGCACCGAAGTCCCACGCGCGCACAGTCGCCTCGACGTCGGTCGGCACCGCGTCGAGCCATGCCCACCAGTCGCGGTGAAAGAGTCGGCCTTCGCCGACGGTCGCGTCCCAATCGCCCTCGAGGAGCTGCGCGCGGGTGACGGGGTCGAGCGCGAGGAGCTGCGTGCGGTACTCGGCGCCGAGGTAGGGGTTGTCGTCGAGGCGCGCCGCGAAGAAGGTCCGCGCGAGCGCCTCGGGGTCGTCTTGCGTCGAGGGCGATCCGTCGGGGGCGTACCACCTGCGCTCGCCCGAGGCGGCGTCGGGCTTCGCACCGATCCACGGGGCCCAGCGCGCGCGCACCCACTCGTGGCCGGGGCCGCCGGGGTTCGTCGTCGCGCGGATGCGCAGCGGCAGCCCGTCAGCCGAACGCACGCGCGAGGTCAGGTAGCGGTAGCTCGCCTCGTCGAAGTGCGTGAGCTCGTCGAAGCCGACGAACTGGAACTCGGCGCCCTGGTAGCGCAGCGCATCCGCAGTGCGCTCGAGGTAGCCGAACGCGATCTTCGCGCCCGAGGGGAAGGTCCACTCGTGGCGCTGCGCGTGGTAGCCCGCGCCGAGGCGCGCGTAGAGGTCGCGGGAGCGCGCGATGAGCGTGCGCTCCAACTCGGGGAAGCTGCGCCGCAACAGCAGCGCGCGAAAGCGCCGCTCGTGCGCCCACCGAAGCGGGGCCGTCAGCAGGTAGTCGCTCTTGCCGCCACCCGCGGCGCCGCCGTAGAGCACCTCGTAGGCGCCGCACGCGAGGGCCGTGCGCTGCGCTGTGGTCGGGCGCCAGACGTCGGGGTCACGTCTCGTCGGGGAGGAAGAGCTTGATGCTTGCGCCGCCACTGGTGACGTCGACCTTCTTTGGGGCCGCGGCGCCGGTCACGTCGGCGAGTGTCTTCGCGGCGGCCACCATGCCCTTCGCGTCGGGGCCTTTGTCGGCGGTGCCGACCTCGGCGGTGCGGTACGCGTTGAGCAGCAGCGCGCGCACGAGCTCGCGGTCGGCGTCGGGGTCGTGCGCCTTCGCTCGCTCGACGAGGCGAGCGCGCACCTTCGCGACGTAGCGCCACACCTGACGCGGCGTGCGCTGCCACTGCTTCGCGAGCGCGGGCACGAAGTCGGCGGGGGCCTCGGCGCGCAGGATCATCGCCTCGATCTCGTCGAGCCACTTCGTCGGGAACGTGTTGCGCGGGCGCGCGATGACCTCGGGTGACGCGGGGCGGTTCATGCTGCTACGTCGAGGGCGAGATGTGCGAGCACGTCGTCGGCCCACGCGAGGAGAGGTGGGCGGCCGGGCG